TAAAAGGTTTAAAGGGCTCAAGATTAATTCGCTCTTCGAAACTCAATGCGCTCGTAGTATTTCCAGAGTGTATTCGATTATTTACAAGAGTAACTGTAGATTCTTCCAGCCCTCGATAAATAGTTAAATCAATCTTTATTCTTACGCCTGCTCCTTGCTTATCCCCACTTTCTTCTTTATAGTTCTGAAGAGTCGCATATGTAAAAAGAAGACGAACTTCATCAACTTCGCGAGTTTGAGCAGCGTTCAAGCCCATGCCTGTTGCAGAGCCGGAAGTTGCTGAGATTACGACAGGCTGTTCTGCAGGATTAGTAGGACTTTCAGAACTACCATCATTGTATTCAAGAGCTTGAGACTGAAAAGTAGTAGAGGTAAGTGCAGTTCCATTTATATCTCCAAAGTTTGTAATTGGAGACTGAAAAGCTTTCCCTCGTCTTTCCTGTGCAGTGATTCCGTTGAACTTAAAGAAATTTGTATTTGATAGAGCTTGCTGAGCTCGAGTTGTACGAGGAGAAGAGATAGTAATGGGATAGCTTCCAGTTGCGTAAGAAAAAGCAGTACTAAAAGTAACCGTAGTTGACCCTGTTGATACAGATATATCATTAATATACTCTCTCCCAAGAATTGAAATTGTTACTGATTCTCCTTGTGCGGCTTCAACAAAACGGTTTGCAATATTAGGATCAATCACACTTGGGTTAAAACTAGCTTCTGTAGTAGAAGATATGTCAAGCTTTCCACTAATTTTCTCTCCAGTAGAGTTTATAATTAAAGTAACAGCATTTGACACTCCTACAGAGTTTGACCAGTTCATTTCATTAGAGTCAAAGAAAGCTGAGGAAGTAGTTAAAGGTATCACAGGAACTGTCAGCTCCGCACGTGGATTAGTGGCAACAGCACCAACAGTAACAGTAGCTGTATAAGCACCTTCTATATATACAATTCGATAAGTTGCGTTATCGAGAAAAGTAATCGGAAGCTCTTGATTTATCGTTGCAGTCGTAGACCCATTTGTAGCCGTTAGAACAGCATTTTTTAAGTAAGTAGAGTTTAAAGAGCTTTGAGAAGGCTCAACAATATTATCATCATTCAGATAAATTGAAGCCTCTCCTTGTACGAGACCCTCAATCTCTCCTTCAGAAATTAAATCCGTAACTGAAATTATTTGATCTCGTGCAGCTCCAGACGCCTGAGAAATGGTACTTGCCATTTCATTCGCAATTCTTTTATCTTTTGCTGTAACAGATTTAGTCGCCATTTATATTCCTCTATTATGCTGTAACGTTTTTATAGTTGTTACTATCAATCTCTAAACCGTCATCGGTTGGGGCACCCGAAGAGTCCCCGCCATCATTGTTAATACCGTAATTTATTCCACTACCATAAGTTCTTGCATTATTAATTACACTAAATGCGATAGGACGACCGGGAACTCGAAGTTCTCCATATAGTATTGGAACAGGGTCTCCTTCAATTACATTTTGCTCAGAGCCGTTAAACATATAGGAAGTAGGCTCATCTGAGTCTGTTGCAGGATCTGGTGCCATTAACTGTTGAATACCTGTCATTGCTAAGCTTATAGATAGAGATACTGCGGTTTGAACTGCTATTGTTGCTCCCGTGCCTAGACCCCCACTAAAAGCTGCACTAATTAAATTTCCGCCTCCAGCTAAACTCATGGGATTAATTATTAAAAATGCGATAATTGCAATTGCAGTAAGAATTTTAGCCCCGCCACTTTTTGATCCTGCAGGAATTGGAGAAATTACAATATCCCCAGATTGAATTGGAAAAATTAAATCTTCTTCTTTTTTAACTGATTTTCCCGCAACTTCAACTGTAAAACCTATATCCTTTTCTTGACAGCTTACAAGGTACGTTTTAAAGTCTGGATAGTTTGCTTCAATTAAACGAAAGGCATCTCGAACAGAATCAACGTTTGCACTTATTTCTCTTCCGTACCGATCTCCGAGTTCGCCTTCTAAATAAATGTTACGCATCATATCTATAAATACTCATCAAATGTTTTATCCAAAAGGGATATAAATTTTCTCGGCATGAAAGCCTTTTTTGTGCGTGGTGGAAAAACACGTCACTACCGAGGTAGACCCCGCAATGATTTCCAACAACACTTTCTACATTAAAAATAAGAAGATCACCTTTTTGCGGTTCATTGACTTTTTGAAATCCCCACGAACTAATATATTCTTCTGTAAAGTAGTCTAACTCTTTTTCCCACCAATCGTCTTCAAATGGCTCTCGCGCAGGAAGTTCTATACCATTCTCAGAGTACCAATCTCGTGCGGCTTCAAAACAGTCTCGAACACCAAACTCATACTCTCTTCCAATTAGCGGATTAAAAATTTTTGTTGGATTTAAAAGTGTTAGATCCATTTCTGGATAACTAAAAATGTAATAAGGAATCCCTAAAGCATTACAATAATTTATATCACACTGTGAAGGTTCGGATGTAGAGTCAGGGTGGCTATGAATAATTGCAATTATATCATACTTTCTTTTGAGTGTCAAGTATTCTTTTGAATCAAAAATAAAATCCTCTTCGTCTTCTGCAATGTTTTTACAAGGTATCCAATGAGACTTTCCCTTACTTACTCCAATAACGCCACAGCCTTCTCTAGGATACTCTTTCCTAAAATGTGATTCGATATCTTCTAAAAAATTACTTAAATTTAACACTGCCAGGAAATGCTCCGAATGGTAATACTTTATCAGTCTCTTTAATTGCAGAAGCTACACCGCTAACAGGAGAAAATTGAAAACGACATTTACAAGAATTTAGCGTTTTGCCGCAATAATCAACTCGCGTCCAGTAAAGAGACCCAGTAACAGGTGTAATATTTGTAGAACTTCGTAGTGCTTTCCAAATATTATTTCCGCTTTTTACATAAGCTCCTACAGAATAAGTTGTTGCTGAATTCCAAGAAGTCCACTCAATTACTTCCTTCCAGTTAACATTTGTTGAGCTTGGAGTATCTGTATTTGTATTAGTTTGAGAGCGCCACTTTTTTCCGTTATAGGTTACGAAGGCATCTATTGCGTAAGTTCCAGAAGACCAAGCTGAAAAAGTAACTAGCCCATCTTCAATTAACGGACGATCATCTACATCAAAAAATGCTTCGTAATTTGTTCCATTATAGTTTAGAACACTTGTAGCTGCCCACGTACACCCACCTTTTTCTGCTGTATCATATCCTTGATACAGCCATGAGCAATACTTTCCTACCACTACGCGATTAGGTAAACGAATACCTGAAACGTCAAACGGGGCTGAGAGTTCAAAAGACACTAATACATTGTTTTGAGAAGATATTCTGTCTAGTAAGTATACTTTTTTAGGAAATTCATGCGCCGCATTTGCTAGATATTTTTCGAGTGTTTGTCTTCGTGTAATTTTTTTGCCAATTAAGTCTTCAAAATCAAACCCTTCGTTATTAACAGTAGTTCGAAATAAAGTTGCTACGTTTGCAATAGTAAGTGAAGGACGATTTGTAGCACCATCAGAGTTTGACTCCATTCCCTCCATTATTAGAGGAAGAGCAATATAAGTATTTCCATCATACGTAATTTCGTCAAGGGCTTCATCTACTCCTGGGTGAAAGTACAAAGTAGTATCTGCTGAAAGTTCTAACTCGTATAAGTCAATTAAGGCGTCAGATACTTCCTGACTCTGTAAATCGGTAGTAATTATATCATTACTCATGGTTCATATACTCTTCGAAAAGTTGCTGTGCACCCGTAGAAATTACTATTTATGTAGTTTAAGTTATAATCTTCGCATACTACTTTAACAGTAGTTTCTCCGCTATTGTTCGAATCTGGGTATGTATAATCGAAAGAGGTTACTCCATTTTTTGAATCAAAAAATGCAATAATATCATCAATCTCATCTTTTGTTCGATTGTTAAACGCAACAGAAAATGTTTGTTGTAAATTGTTTATTCCATCTACAATTCGTTGCTCATACCCATCACCAAAAGAAGCCATTAATACTCTTGGCTTTGTATTTTTGGTAGTGTTTCTATCTGGACATACTGGATCATATGTTGCATTTCCAATAATAAAACCTATTGCCATTATGCTACTCCATACGGATTTAATATACCGCCCGAACGTTTTTGATTTTGTAACTCTTGCTGAACTGCTTTTGCAATTGCTTGTCCAAGATTGCCTGCATTGGCGCCAGACTGAGACTCTGTGGTTGTCTGTCCTCTTCCCTGGCTATCAACAGAGACATTTACAACTACATTATTATTTTGGCCCGCACCTTTCATATCTACAGGGATTGACTTTCCGTTTGGAAGAGGTACTACCGCTTCTGTTCCATGAAGCATTGCAGGATAGCCTGAAAGCGCTCCTTTTGCGATTCCTCCAGTAGCATATCCAGGCATTTTACTTCCGTTTGAAAATACTGCACCATACTTTGCATACATCTCACCGGTGGGCGGAGGAGGTACTGCAGACGCTCCCGGAGTGCCATAAGCTGAGGCGGGCGGAGCGGATCCAAAACTAAGCATTCCCATTGCAGCTCCTAAAAGTCTCACTGCAATCATCTGAGCAATTAAGTCAGATAACATTTTTAATGTCGATAAGGCAAAATTAGCAAATGCCTCCTTTAAAGTATATGTACCTTGAATAAGCCCGCTAATTGCACTTCCTAAACCATTTTCTAAACCATCTTCAAGAGCATTTGTTAGTTTGCCCATGTCAGATAAATCATCCTTTGCGTCTCTTAACTTCCTAAGCCCCTCAAGTAATCCCTGTAGCGCGGTGTCTTTTGCTGAGTTAGCAAGCTCTTTGGCCAGCTCACGAGCCTCAGAATAATCTTGCCCGGCTACTCTGTTCGCAAGATCTTCTACGCCCTTAGCTCGATCTTGTTGTGCAGGGTCTTTGTCTCCTTTTAATTTTTCTGCAAGTATACGAAGTTCGTTTGCTTGTATTTGTTTTTGTGCTTCTAGTAAATCATACTCTAAATCTATTTGTTTTATTTTTAACGCATATTCATCTTTGATTTGTTGCTCTTTAATAGGAAGAAGTTTTAATTCTAGATCATACATTTTTTCAGCGGCAATACGCTTTTTGTCTTCAAATGGGCCAAGCATATCAACTTCTCGATCGATTTTTGCTTTTTCCTCCGCCTCTGCTAGATTAAAAATGTCCTTTCTTAATGCGCGTTCTTTATCTAACATAGAAAGCATGTTTTGCTGAACTTGTATAACTCTTACGTCTAAAGCTAGCTGTTGTAGCTTAGCGCGCTCATCTACAGTTGCTTTTTCAAGTTTTATTCTTTCGTCTAATAGTGCATTTGCTTCTTCTAAATTTAGTTTTTCTAGTCTCAATAATGATATTCTTCTAACCTGCGACTGAGTTATCTTTCCACCGTTTTGCTCAATAGCTTCCCGAATAGTTAATTCTTCTGAGTCTAGATTTAATATCTTTTGGCGGTTTTCTCTTTGAGAATTTTCTGAAGCTACTTGGGCTTTCATTAGGTCAGTAGCATCTCTCATTCTTTTATTGTTTTCTGTTTGTAAACTTTTTAGGTCTATTTCGCCTTTTAGTCGTCTGTTGTAAATATTTTCTACAAAAGCCAGCTCTTTCTTCTGCTGTTCTAATATTGCAGAATTCTCTGGGGTTAGTCCATCACTTTGCTGACTTATAAGTTCTAAATCCTTTATTGATTTAGAAAGACTTTGTATTGTTTGCTCTTCCTTATTTAAGGGAGCAATTGATTGTATAAAACCTGTAAAAGCTGCAGTAGCCTCATTTATAGTGCGCGGAAGATTGATGATAACCTTTCCGTACGCCTCAACTTCTGCTTTAGTTCGTAGAAATTCTTGAACGCTCTCCTCGCCAAACTCTTTTGTACTGTTTTTAGCGGTTTCTAAAAGAGTTATGTATTTTTCAAAGATTGGTGAGGGGACTTGAGCGTCTAACTGCTTATATACAGAAATTTGGTCGTCTACAAATTTCTGTGCTTGTTTTTGTGCGTCCGTTAGGGTTATTGTATCAACGCCAAGAGATTTTAGAATTTCTTGCTTAGAGTCTTCATTGGTTTTTACGTCAATGCTCTGATTTTTACCAAGTTGTTCTAAACCGCCCAAAAACGACATATTGTTGCTTCTATTCTGTTCATCTCTTGTTATAGCAGCTTGTCGATTAGCTTTTACGGCGTCCTCATATTGTCTAGCTGCTTCATTGATATTATTAATCTTTGGAAGTTCATTTACTAGCGAAGTAAATTGGGCAGAATCCACAGAGCCTATCATATTACCTAAAGTTCCATAACCTTCTGCTGCAGCCTTTCCAGGATTTAATGCTATAAACTCTTTTATCCTTTCATTGACTAATTCATATTCTTTATTTAGCTCTTTTATTCTTTTTGCATGAATCTCAAAAGTAGACGCTTCTTTTTTAGTTGTAAATAAATTTTTAATATATTGAGTAATTGGAACGCCCATTGCCTCTAGCGCAGTTACAGCAATTGCAGCCCACCCAGCAATACTTAAAAGTTTTAGTCCAAAACTTAATATAGCTGCACCAGCCGTACGAATCGTTGCTGCTAAACCCGCCCAAGAAGCTTTCATTTTAGCTGTAGCTGTGCTTGTAGTTGCTACTTTCTTTTTTTCTGCTATTTCTAACTCTAACATTGCTTTCTGGTATGCTAACACTATTTCCTTGGTATAACCTTTCCATATTCCAGTAGCTACCTTTGCGCCGTCGGCAGTATTTTTAACTGCCGCATCCGTTGCTCTTTTTAAAGTTGAAAGTGCAACAGGAGTCATTTTTCCTCCGGAAGCAAATTGCTGAATAAGTTTTGACTGTGTACCACCTTTTGCTGCTTCAACAGATAACTGCTGTAGTTTTTTCTTTTGATCATCAATTGATAAATTTACTCTCTTTGCTGCAGCAATTTTTATGTCTGCAGCTCTTCTATATACTTGAGCAGTTTTAGTTGCTTGTATGGATATTTCATTAAGATTTACTCCCATAGCGGCTAAAGGACCTTTTAATAAGAGAGCAAACCCCGCAATTGCGAGGGCAGGAACATTTGATAGAACTTCAGCAAAAGGCTTGGCAACAAAATCTACTAATAGTTTTAGCTGGTTAAGAACATCATCAAGAGCTTTTCCTAACTTATTATATGTATTCGTAGAAACGTCGAAACTTTTTAGCATTGAACTATATTTTTTTTCTACTTGGTCGAGAACGTCTACTGCTACTGCTTGACTTCTTTCGAAATCTGTGAGATCATTGGCAGATTTACCTAAAGTTAAAGCATATTTTTCAGTTGCAGTTTTTAATCGAAGAATAACACCGAGTTCGTCTAATAGTTCTGGCTCTGCTTTTGTTACACCTCGAATAAGACGATTAAATGAGTCGGTAACATCTCTACCAAGAATAAGAGATACGTCTTTTGCTGCTTTACCTAAACTGGTCAATTGACTCGCTGTTAAGCCTGCTGCTGTACCAATTGCTACTGCTTGAGAAGCATCTGCAAAACGAATTTGAGCATCTGTTGCTGCAATTACATCATTTGCGAGTACCCGTAGCGCAACACCTGTTGTAGTTGC